AATGAAGGGGTTGATTCCAAGAGTGGGTAGCTGACATTGTATTCCATTTGAAAACCTGTGAGTTGGGAAACCTCCCGATATACTTTGATACCCATTATTAATCACCGTACCACTAGAACTCGCAGAGGGCGAGCTTACAGTATTTGCAAGGATTTTGGGCGATAGTGCTAGCAGTATTATTGCGAGAAGATACTTAAGCTTGTAGTCTGACTTTCTGTATTTATTGTCCTCTGCACAGTGCTTGTTGCGTCTAATCCAGGAGCTAAAAAGTTCTCTGTAATTGAAAATGCTTTTGTTGGATCTACTACCTCCCATTGTGGTTTTGTCGTTAGTTCTGGAGTTACCCATTTAAAGGACACTCCATTAACAGTCTGCGTGTTTGTATAGGTTGCGTCAGGTGAAATAATTGTATTCTCTGTAGGTCTAACATTAGTGCCCTGCATTGAATATGAATACCCTGTCCTGTAGTTTTCTGTAACGATAGTTTCCACAATAACTGTTTTACTTGTACTGGTAGATTCAATCTGTCCTGTAGTGAAGGCTGGAGTAATGCTTCCAGCTTTTGCATTAGGTATTGCAAGAAATAAAAGTACAAGCCACCTCATTAATCAATTTCAAGTTTTATTGTATTGGACATCTGTGCTGTAACACCTGCTCCTGTATCAGACAGGTTGACAGTCATAGCACCACCACTGTCCATTGTTATGGCTGTAGTACCTATATCTCCTCCGCTTACTGTTGTTGTATCTCCAAAGATAGGTAGTGATGGTACAGCACCATTAGTCACTGTTGTACCTAAAAAACTTGCAGGAATAGCATCACCTTGTATATAGCTTTCAGATACAGACCAAGCATCTCCTGCTGTAGTAACTGCGTAGGTAGTTGTTGAATCTATGGTTGGAACACCGTTAGTAATTTGATTATCTGTTAAATCTAACGTTCCAATAGCATTGGCAGTTTCACTTGCAGTTGGAGTCACATTTGTACCAGATGCAGAGAAGGTTGTACCAACACGATTAGCAGTAGATGAAGCTCCTATTGTTGAGACAGAAACTATATTTTGAATTGAATGAGAGATATCTGCATAACTTGCAGTGGGTGTAAAAAAGAAAAGAAATGGTAGAAATTTTTTAATCATGTGTTGGAAATACCCGTCTTTGAATCTTTGTTATCTACTATATTAATTTTACCTTTCATCTTCTTATTTTCAGTAGCTTTTTTAACATTCAACCCATAGTTACTCATGACGGCTGACAGCAATCCAGCAGCAAAAGTTGTATCAATTTGTCTAGTAGGGTTTGGATTAAAATATGACCAAGAGATAACACCCAGAGACCATCCAAGAATTACCAATTGTACTGCGTTTCCAATAATCCCTAGTCCTTGCTTTTCTTCTTGATCTTCCATAGTTAGTAACTACCCCTTTGTGTGAGGAGGTAGCATTTAGGCTACAGGGTAGTTATGGCAAATCTAGCAAATTTTGATATGTTTGGAAAGGATGACATAATTAAATGACTACAGATAGTTTCTTCAATATAGATTTTGAAGAACCCACACCAGAATTAGAATTATCTGTTGAATTAAGGTGTAGAGAAATAATGAATAATCAAGATATTGATGAAGTAAGGAAACATTGCATAAATTTAATTAGACATCAAATGAGACAAGATATATTTTTAGCAGGAATGTTAGGTCGCATTGCAGAACTTGAAGCTTTACATGCAATAAAAGAAATGAAAGATGAATGTAAAAAGAAAAAGACTTTACGATACAGACTTAAGACTATGTTGAGCGTGTTCAGATGATCTACCGTCTTCCCAAAAGACTTTGTAATAATACTGGGGGACACCTAATTTATTTTTTCGTGTAAAAGCTTCTTTAATTTTTCCAGTGAACTGTGCATACTTGCTGGCAGAATAACCAACTGTATGATTTCTTTTTACGGTTTGATTTATTTCAAACTTTTGTCCTACAATTTTTTTATTCGATGGAGCTTTCATACTCTTTGATTTCACTTGGTTCAAAATCTTTTACTTGTAAAGTTGGTATTTTATTGATGTCATAGTTATGTTTAACAATAGCAGTCCTGATATGGTCAGTAACCCAATCCCCATCATGTACTGTTAGGTCTGCTCTTGAATCGCTTGTAATATGAACTCTATGTTCAACACCACGCAGTTGTATATCAAGAAGTTTTCTAACTAAGTTTTTTCTTCTGATTTCTTTCAAGCAGTCAAGCTTTTTACCAGAAGGAGTTTCATCTCTTTTCATCTTTCGTAATTAGCAGGAGGAGGTGTAAGCCAATAGCGTACACCAAAAATAAATTAAAACAAGCCCTGTGCATTAGGTGCATTTTCTATTTTTTGAGGATTAATTAGACCAAAAGTACCATATTCTCCTGTGATTACTTTGCTGTTTAAGTAAACAACTTTTGCTTTGACCTTTCCTTTGTTCTGATCTTTTTTCCTAGGGTCATAAACAGTGCCCTCTTGTGTTTTTGTATTTACTAAATTCTGTAAATGATCAATAAGATGTGTAATTGATTCTACTGGAATTGTCAAACTTAACTGCTCTTCTTCTTGATTAAATCTATTTGGTCCTATAGACCATTTAATAGGTATAGGTAATGATGGGTTGAAATCGTTAAAATCAGGCATTTGTAAAATAATTTTGTAAAACAGTTTTGATGAAATAATTTGGATTGATCTTATTGTCATTACAATAAGTCCTTATCTTTTTTGCTAGTGCATCATCAGTGCGAACAGTAAAATTGTTTAGTTGTAATACCATACTGTTTTTTAAATTTATCTATAAGAGCATTTTTTTTATCAGGATGTTTTTTGAATAAGGCAGTCATCTTATCTATGACAGTTTGTCTGGCAATATCTGAGATAGGTTTACCATAGTCCTTGTCTTTAATAGATTCAATAGGTTCTCCTTTATCTTTAGGTTTGTCTGGGGTTCTTTTAATACGATCTTCTTTTTTATCTGTGACCTTTTCTTCTTCTTCCATGTTGAAGTCCATATCAGTCTCAAGCCCTAATATTAGTTTGATGCTATATCTTCTTTGATATGTAACAGAACCACCCCATGTATGAGTCTGGTTTTTTTTAGGATTATCCATATCTCTTGAGGATATGAATAAAGGTAACTGACTTTCAATTACTCCTCCTCCTGAATGCAAAAGCTTTGTTACTAAAAGTGTTTCTCCTGTAGGTGTATAACTGAAACCTTGACTTAAAGAAAGATTATTCTGGAGTAAAACTGGTGTTACCAATGAAAGCATTTGTTCTAAAGGAAGATAACTATATCCATAAGATCCGACTCCAACTTGCTTAGTTTTACCCATAGTTGGAAATTCTTTTTGTGCCTTAGTTAAAGCTTTAATAAGTTGTTGTTGTTCTGTAAGAGTAGTCATGTTTAATTAATAATAATTAGTATACTATTAGTATACTAAAGGTTAACGGAGGAGATTGCAATATGAGCACCTGGCAGTTCATCTTTTTTTACATATCGTTTCCTTGCACACAGTTCAACAGCTAGGCAATCATCCTCCAGTACACTTCCTCCTGCACTGACAGACAGTCCATCCAAAGTAGACCTGGAAAGCTTATCAATATCCCCATTTATTCTGCTTATGCAATGTTTAGGTGCTGAATCTTTCAATAGATGTGCAAATTGACCTGTTCTATAATGTGATATTGGTCTTGGAAACATAAATTCTATTTCAACTTTTACAGGGAAATTTATTGCTCCACTGTCATAGCATTCAAGAGCAGCTTTTTCTACATTTTTTCTCCAAGGTTTTACTTTTTTGGACGATTCCATCATCGCTCCATATCGTGTTAATGTTTTTGATCCTTGAGCAGCAGGGATTCCTACAACCCTTATTGATATTTCATTCATTAACTAATTTAATAATGCTTTTATTTTTGTTAAATCTTGTTCTAAAACTTCTATCTTATTATCTAAGTTATTAATACTATAAACACCAACATCTATATTTTTTAATTCATTTAAAGCTTCTAATCCATTCTCTTGAATAAAATTATATAAAGTAAATTTAAAAGTAGAAAGTGCTTCTTTTGCTTGATGGTAAGAACTTGCAATAGCTTTACAAGCTAATCCTGCATCTACACTCCCATCATATTTTTGTAATTCCGAAATAGAAATTGTAGGTTTACTTACTTCAGGTTCTCTATAAGTTTTTTCTTTTTCTGATACAGCTTGATCAAATTCTCTTTTAACTGCATTAAAAGCTCTTTCTTTTGCTTTATCTCTAGGTCCAAGTGCTATAAATGCTTGATAAACTTCATCTTGCGTAGGGTAATCTTTTTTACAACTATCATATGCTCCTTTCCAAACTTCTACTGCTTTATCTAAATCACTAAGTATTAAATCTGCCATTGGTTCTATTTGTGTTATTAAAATAGGTGCTGACATTGATGGCTGATGTAATATTTCGTTACATAATAAATGAAATGCTTGATAACGGATTGCTGTTTTAAGAGCTAATGGTTTATGTCTTTTAAAATATTCTTTAGAATCCTCTTGTAAGAAATCCTCAAATTTTCTGTCTTCAATTTCCTCATATTTTTTAGTTTCTTTATTAAATTTAATTTTGTATAGTTTATTATTAACTATTTCTCTTAAAATTCTACCTCTCTGTATATATATGTCTTTTTCAGTTTTTATACTTGAAAACCATTCTTGACCTAAATATTTAAGTGTTTTTGTTTTTTCTTCCAAAGTTTGATATGACAAAATAATTTCACTATTGTCATTAACAAGTTCAGTTTTCGATAGCTCTGTAGTCATGTTTTTAAAAAAGTAATGCCTCTAAAAATAGAGGCTTTGATTTAATTTGAAGATGCTAGTAATTTACAAGCCTCTAGTTGTTCTCCTGTAAAAGAATTAATTTGATAGTTTAAAGATTGAGCATTTTCTACTTGCTCTGCTACTTTAAGTAATTGAGGAAGTGCTCTAGCAAAATACTTATCAATGTTTTCTTTGGTCTGAATACCATTTGAAACCTGTATCTTTAAATCTTTTCTATTTGGTATAAGACATATTCCAAAAGCCTTTTGAACATATTTGACTGCTTTACCTAAATTTGATAAAACAGAGCCAACAGTAACAGGCTTTTTCCCTTTACTTTGAAGAGTATCATTAACATTATTTAGAACATCAGTAATACTTATTTCAGGAAATTCTCCTGTATTATCTTTTTGAGTTAAACCTAATTGTTCAGCAGCTATTAAAGTTAAAATAGGTGCTGTCACTTCTATACCTTTTCTGGTAAAAAATATCCAATTAGGATCACTACATAAAGCATGAGAAAGTGCATGTGGATCACGTTCCATAGCAGCATTAAGTTCTATAGGATCAAAATTTAATCGTGGTCCAACTTGAGGTGATGATTCCGTAAATGTTGGTAGCTCCAAAACAGCCATTTTATTAATTAAGTAAATTACATATTTAGTGTAATTACATAAATTACGTTGTCAAGCTTATTTATAAAATTAACCTTTCAATAGTTTTATTTTGCCTTTAATCTTTTCATACTCAACAACATATTCCTTCGCCTTCATTTCATGATTGTTGTAGGCATTTTCCAATACAGCCAACTGATCATAATAATGCTTTATCCTACGTTTAATCTCTTGTTCAAATTGATTCATTCTTAACACCCCATTTGTGTTTCATTTTTACATTTATTTGTTCTTTTTTTTGTATTTTTATTTTTAACAATAAATCCTCTAACTGATTAATAACATCCTCATAATCTCCTTCTGAGGCAGTCAAAGAACATATAAAATTAATAATACTTGCTTCAATTAATCTACTGCCTTGACCAGAAACATTTAGGTTATAACGCATTACTTTTACTCCAATATTTAATTAATAGTTTTAGTTCAGCGATACGTTTCATGG